ACCCAAGCCATGTGCTATTCCTTTGCTTCGTAATACTGTTCTACTTTATCATTGACCCAAGGTTCAAGATACTTCTCTGCTATTGCGCCTACTGCAAAGTAAGCTATTACTGCTGATACTATTACTTCCATGATAACTCCTATGTTATATCTACTACTTCACACACGTCACCAGAGCAAGCAAATGTTTGACTGGACTTCGTGTTGTCTTCTTGTTCATACTCTGAAAGTTTGTTCCAGTCAATCTTTTTCGGCATGGTCTTGAGTAATTCTTTATACTCTTCCTTGCTGCAATCTTGATAAGGAGCTTGCTGATAGGTATGGTCTGAGTGTGGTAGGAAAGATACACCTGACATTTCGTCAAAGTGTTTATAGACAAAGGCTCCTACCTCAAGCCATTCATCATCACGCACTGATATCGTTACACTAGGTTTATGCTCACACCAATGTCTTTGGTAAGTAAGCCAAGTCTCTAGCTGTTCAATAGCAGTCATGTCGTTGCGTGTTATAGCATTCTCTGGTGATCGTACAGGAAAGCTGAACACTGTTGTAGTGTCACCCTTGAATACACAAGGCTCATTAGGTACACCGTTGTCAATCATAAACTGTGTAAGTGGGTCTTTATTATCACCTCGTACAGTACGGATGTAATATGGAGAGTGACGAGCATGTATACCACTGGCACTGTCCACCAACTGCGAGACAGTACCCGAAGGTTTGACGCAGGTAATAGCAGCAGACTGAGGTATATCAAGCAAGTCAGCGTATTCATGATTAGTAGCCAGTGCGATATTCCGTAAGTCATCTAATAGCTTCTCCAAGTTAGAGTTAACAGCAGTCATCAATGGGTTGTCCATGATACCTGTCAGCGACACACCAAGCAATCTCTCTTCTTCAGTATTACGTTGCCACACTTTACGCAGGTACGGAAACTTTGTGTACGAGCTTTGGATTGTGCCAAGTATTGTGGCGACTTTGACTTTACGCTCCAAGTCTTTAAGCGTATCAGTGGCACGAACAACAACTTCCGTAAGATTACAAAACTGGTAGGGTCTAAGTATGATCTCACTGCATGGATTAGTTCCGAACTGCCAGTCAGGATCACGCCTACCATACTTAGCAGCCTGTGCTTTAGATGCTTCACGATTAAATATTCCCCTCTCTCCTGACTTACTCTCTACTAATGCTGTCCACTCACGCATGAATGTTTCTATGTCTGGCTTCTCTGTGTATGATACAGAGTTGTTAGCTAATGCTCTGTGTGGTGCTGTCTCCCACCACTGTCCTGACTTAGCGTGACGCATACGATCATCACTTAGGTTAGACAAACTAATCATGGCTGACCTACGTACACCTCCTACTACAACTATCTGTCCAATGAAACACATCAAGTCGTGGCATTCCATAGAGGTAAGCTTACGTCCTTGTGCATTCTTAAACGTGTTGACTGAGAAGTTAAACAACTCGACAAGAGGTCCAGGACCACTGGCTCTACCACCAAACGTCTTGAGCCTAGCACCTGCAGGACGTACACGAGTGACATCCCACTTGGGTATCTCACCTGCCCATAGTAATGCTAGTAGCTGACGGAAAGACTTAGCCCAACCTTCCTTGCTATCCTTAACTACAATGGTAGTCTCGCTGTCAAACAACTCAGGTACTTCAGGTAGCTGCTGCACGAACTGACGCTCAACACTGAAGCCTACACCTGTACCACACAACAGTATGAACATAGCCTCATCGAAAGACTTAGGGTCATCGACAGGTAGGTATGAGCAGTTGTACCCTGCTGTGTTATCTCTGTCCAACGCAGGACCACTAGTCATCATGGCCCTCATGCTTGGCATTACATCTAACCCTATGATAGCTTGCTCTATCTGGTTAACCCATGAGTCGTTGCCTAGCTTCGGACGTACCACGTTATCAACGTAGCGCCCTACTGTCTCAGCCCATGACTCACGGCCTTTGCCATCTACATACTTAGCGTAGCGTGACTGGTGTATAAAACTTTGATAGTCTGTTGGTAGTAAGTTACTCATTTGTCTTCCCCTATATTTGTTGGTGCGTACACCTCTCCATTATATTTACTTCCTGTTGCACCTTTACCTGTCTCCACTCCATTATTGCAGCCTACCACAACTACTAATAAAAAAGCTGTAAAAAAGTATAGTGTTCTCTTTGACCAAAGTATAAACAGTTCAAATGTTTTCTTTGCTTCTATCTCTGCTGATTCCCTTGGTGTCACTTGTAGTACCTATTCCATATGATCATCACAACTATCCAAAGAATTATGGTCATACCTAAATGTATCTGTGTCATGTCAGTCATCTGTTATCCCCACTTCCCTTTATAGTTCCTCGTTCTTTTCTACTCTTTAACTTAGCTAGGTTATTCAACGCTACCTCTGCCATGTCTATCTCTAAGTCACGACACAGTGCAGCAATGTACCATAGCACATCACCTATCTCTGCTGCTATGTCTTCTTTGTTAAACGTATCATCACGCAACATCTTCTTGATTTTACCTTGTACTTCACCTGCCTCATTACCCAAGCCCAACGCAGGGTAGATGATAGGGTCAGTATAGATAGCAGTCTTTACTGCTTCCTTTTGGTAGTACCCCATGTCCATAATGGGTGATTGCATGTCTGCGAAATGGTCTATGTCTTCCTGTGTTATCATTGTCTCTCCTTCACTACTAGATTCTGTATCTTTATATCATCTACATCATGCATGACATTACTTACTAAATCATACACGTCTTCCTTATGACCTTCTTGGTGGGAGGATAAGAAGTTATTCTCTTCGTCTACCTCCATCATATATGTAACACTAAACTTACGTTTCATTTGTGCTTCTCTTTGTATACCTCAATGAGTTTGTTTAGATACCACTGTGCCTTTTGTAAATCTTGTAGGCCACCCTTATAGTTATATCTCCATATATACTTTATCACGTTGCCTTGTAGATATCCCTCTTTGTTTTGATTAGTAGCAGCCATGATAGCATCAATACATTCTACACCACCTATATTATAGTGAATTGGTTTGTTTACTAAGTCTTCTTTAAACATTTCATCATCGTCCTCTGGAAAGTCTTTGAACAATTCTTCTATTTCAAACTCTTCTTCTGTCATGCTTCACCTAACGTCTTTGTCCACTTGGTTAATTTAATTACGTTACCTTCTGTTTCATAATCCATTTCTTTAGAAAGTTCAACCTGTGTTTCAGCATATTGTTTAGGAAACATTTCCTTTAACAGTTCATGCCTTGCATCATCAAAGTATTCTATCAGATCAGGATACTCTTCCAGTACCTCAGATGCTGCTGCCATAGTCAGTGCATAATCCATAGCTGCTCTCATAGCTATAGGGTGTTGCTCATCACCAAAGATTAAACCTGTCTTTAGTATACCTGTCCATGATCCATCTTCTTCTGTCTCAGGGCTGATGATTATAGCAACGTCACCATCCTTTAGTTCGTAACCCATTAGGTTCTCCTTTTAACTATGACACGCTGCACTTTCATGCGGTTGCCTTTTTCTAGTAGCCACCCTTCAGGTATAACACGATGCGCCCACTTGAAGTTCTTCTGTTCACACCAGTCACAGTACCTAGACTTAGCTCCTTTATATAATCTTTGTTTAGCGTTGCTGAATACAAACCTGATGTCTAACTTAGGATGCTGTCTCTGTATCTCTATATGTTTGCGTCTATCTGCTGCACTAAATATTCCTTTGGTTTCTATTATGATACCGTTGTCTAACTCAAAGTCAGGTGTGTATGTTCTATAGCGTAAGTCTTCCCACTCTATCTTTATCTTCTCATACTCTACTGTCTTCTGTCTAGTCTTTAGAAACGTAGCAGCCTCTTGTTCAAGACCGCTACGGTATAACATTTTGTTATGTCTACGTGGCAAGGCCATCACCTATTAAAACGTAGTCAATCTGCGGTGGGTTCTTAGCCTTAGATACTCTTGATGGTATTGTTTTTAAAGTATCCCAACACTTATGCTTGAAGCTACAAAATCTACAGGAACTATTGAGTACCATGTTACCTGTTTGCTTCTTGTAGAATGTCTCAGGCACAGGCTTGAAGCATCTTTCAAACGGTTCATCTTTCTCTATATAATTTACCGTTTCCTGGATATCTTCTATGACCTTATCAGAGTCAACCTCCGAAGCACTGACATACTTAAACTCACCGTTGCCTTTGTTGACCACCCACCAACCGCCTACTTCCTTTCCTGCAGCCTTAGAGTAACCTACTAATTGTGGTATGTATCCGAAGCCATCACCCTTTTGTAATGCTTCGAATGAGTCAAACTTATTTGTGTATGACCAAGGTGATGCAGACTTAACATCATCTATCTTGCCATCCATTTCCATGTCGTACTCACCCTTGATCTCCTGTCCATCAGGTAGCTTGAGTGTGACAGTATCATTGTCTTTGAACTCAGCACCTGCTGCACGTAGTAACCCTTTGAACACAGCTTCAACTAGATCACCTAGTATCATGTTCATCAGGAAGTGTGGAGGCAAAGGTAACTTATCTTCAGGGTCATTCTTTTCAAACCACAACTGGCACTTAGGTCTGCCTATGTTAGACATACGTAGTCTGAACGCATCACGTGGTGGTGAGTTAAACTGTTTGTCCAAGGCAGCTTTAACATCGGAGGCAACCAAGTCGGTCACCTCCTCTGTCATTGTAGCTTCACCCTTCATAGCCTTTTGCAAGTAGCTAAAGACTTGTAGTTCAGCAGGGTGATTCATTACTCAGCCACCTCTACGAAGTCATTGTTGAGGATCTCACCGACAAGTTCTGCATCATTATCTGTACCCATCTTGGCACGTTCATGGTGTAGATCTAGTATCTTACCGTTGCTAAACTCAATAAGTTCTAAGAAGTCTTTGAGTGTGTCGTTGTCTTCCTTGGCAAGATCAACACCGTCACCTGTGCTTGCTTGTATCTTACCAAACTTAGCACCAGTAGGTATGCTATCTTCGATACCTTCTAGCTTGATGGTAGACATGATAGGTAACATGTTCTTCTTCTTGAAGTTACTCATCACACCATTGATACTCTTCAGGCTGTCACGGTTCTTTACATCCATGACAAACGGTATAGTTGCTGCAGCATCCACTGGCTCACCCTTCTCATTCATAGGGCTGTCCAAAGACACAGTACCATAGTACACCATGACACGCTTGACTGAGCGCATCAGTTGTTTGGTTGCATCAGGTAGTGAGTTGAAGTCTTCGATGTAACCTGATGGTCTACCTAAGTTGAAGCCACCAATGCTATCCTTCAAGTCACCGTTGAGAGAGTTAGACATCACAGACTTCTCCATCTCTTCTGTCTCACTGTTCCATCTCTGCCATTGATTGCGTTGGGCAAAGACACGAACTGTAGCACCATTACTGTAGACTATATCATCCCCTGTCTTGAGGGTGAATGCACCTACTGGTACTACCTCTGTCTTTATCTTCTTACCATTGAGATCTACCTCACCCATGATAGGTTGATGTAACATTCCTAAACGTGATATGGATGGCAGGAAGTCTGCGTTACTTGTCTTGACAGACACTCCCATTAGTTCAGCCATTGATTGACCACGTTCATTTGCTACTGCTAGTTCATTACTCATTCTATATCCTTTTTTATAGAGTCAAAGAGATCTTAGTTATACACTAAACATCCACTGTGTCAAGCCAATTCTCTCCTATCTTTGCTTCTAAAAGCATTGGTACATTCATCTTTATTCCATATGTCTCCTCTATTATTTTGTTTAAATCCTGGTTCATAGTCCACACCATTGACAATACTAAGTCTTTCTCGTCAGGGTGTACGTCAACCACCATAGAATCGTGTACAGTATTGACTAAACACGACTTCATATGTCGCAAACGTTCATGCATCTCATTCAACACCACTGGTACTACGTCACCTGTAGCAAAGCCTTGCACTGGGTAGTTCTTTATCATAGTGAAGTGAGTTGGTATACCACTGTGACGTCTTGTCACATCAGGGAAAGCGTATTGTCTACCTGATATGTTTGTTATCTTGAGGAAGCGTAGTGCCTCATCAGCTAGGTTACTGTGCCAGTTGGCTATCCCTTTGTACTTATCATTGAAGTGCTTGTAGTACGTAGCCTCTGCTTTTGTACGTCCGTAACCGCTTGCTCCAAAGAGTGGTGCGAACGTGTGTTCTTTAGCTGCTTGACGTGTTGTTGGTTGCCCTGCATCAGTAATAACTTTTGCTGTGTAAGCATGTACATCGAAGCCAGTTGAAATTTCTTGCATCGCTGTTTCATCCTGTGCCAAGAACGCTGCTGTCCTAAATTCGAGTTGTGCAAAGTCTGCCT